ATTACTGTATAAACTTTTTATAAGTAATTACAATAACTTCATAGATAAGGATGCTCGAAAACCTAAAAAACCCTTTAATTAATATATAGTAATTAAATTACAATTAATTAAAGATAGAATTAAGTTAATAACTCATCACCCTAATAATATATTATTATAATTTCTTTAAATTGTTTTTATTATATTTTTTAAATAATCGGCATTTTAAATCTTCAAGGGTGTAAATATTATGAATATTATAAGATGGTATAATTTTATATAATTCATTAACATTGATCACTTAAAAAACATATATTGAATCACCTATAACTAATCCACACTATGAACATTATAATAAATTAATTAATAATTAATAATTAATATATATAATATTAAATTTATTCGTCATCTGACTCATCTGACTCATCTATTTCATCATCTATTTCATCATCTATTTCATCATCTATTTCATCATCTGAGTCTACATTTGGATCATATTTTTTACCTGATTCTTTTGCTCTTTTTTCTTTTATTTTATCTTTGAATATTTTTAATAAATCGATAAGAACATTCAAAGGTTGTCTATTTTTATTTTGTACAAACCAATCTGGATTTTCATTATACATATCACGAATTAGACTCATAGTATAAGATTTTTTTGATATAGATTTTGTATGACGTAAATAAAAAGCAGTACTTTCTTGTGCGGCATTTAAATTTTGTTTAATTATTTTTTTATTTTTTGGGCTTCGTTTTTTGGTTTCCATTAATAGTGCTTTAATAAAATAGAAATTTGCAGCATAAGTTCTAAAATCTTTACAAGTAAAAACTTTACCCATATAATTTTGAATATATTGATTTAAATCTGTATCTGATACTCTTAGAATATTATTACTTTCACTTATATATTGAAATAATTTTTCACCTTCTAGATTTAATAATTGTTTAATCTCATTAACTATTTCATCATCTTTTAATGTATATGATACTTGTTTATTAGATTTTGCCTTGAAATTTAATTTAACTACAGTATCATTATTCGTTAAACTAACATGTGATTTTTTTAAACTACTGATTCCATATGACTTGTTAGTCTGTGCATAACATTCCTTGCCAACACGAATATTTAATTCTTTGACTATTGATAACATTATCGAAATAGTTCTATTTTTAGAATATAATGTTAATTTTTTATCTTCATTCATTTTATCATCTAATTTTGGTATTGATTTAATAAATTTATATAATCTTAAAAATTTATTTTCACTCGCAATTTCAATATGTCTTGGATGATATCTATATTGTTTTCTTCCTTTGGCATCTATTCCAGTTGCTTGTATTTTAGAACTAGAATCTTCCGAAACCCATACATCTGTATAAGCAGGTGCCAAACCTAATTTATTAATTCTTTCCAAATCTTCTTTGGTAACTTCTTTTTTGGTTTTATTATAGTAATATTTAAATTTTAATTTTGGATTCCCTTTTTTGTCAACATCATTCTGATCATAATATGATTCTCGATAAATTCCTAATCCTTTCTTTTTGTTTTTATCATCAAATGCCATTGCACGATTAGTGAGTTTATTTATCATTTTTTTATAATCGTAATCACGTATAGTTTTTTTACCTCCATCTAAATTTAAATCATTTATAAAAAAATTAAATGATAAATCTGATAAATTAACTAGATTTATATCCATTTCAATATAATTAAAAACAATAAAATAAATTATTTGATTTTATTGTTTTTTAAATAAACCTATCTATTATACATTGTTTTAATCATATTTTCTATTTTATACACTATTATTTTATTATATTTATTATCTATATAACTCATCATACTTTTATGAAATTCACTTTTTTTATCATCCGATTTTTTCCTATATACATCATATAATGTTAATTTTTCTAATAATCTACGTAATTTATCATCATTTATTATTAATGAACACAAATTATCTATCTTAAATGGATTTTTTATATAATTCGTCTTAACATAATCATTATTTATACTAAAATGTGTTTGTAAAAATATATAATATTTGAGATGTGTAATCGATTCATCCGCAATAAAATATGTTAATGGTACATTATATTCATTATTGCATATTTTCATAATATCATTTAATTTTACTTTAAAATATTTGATACATTCGTCTGATATATATCCATATTCATTTACAATTATTTCATTTAAATATTTAAATGTTATTTCATTATGTAATTCTCCAAATAAATCCCAATACATTACTATTTTTGCCATATCATCAAATGATTTTGAAAATTTATAATATAATGATGACTTGTAATTTAAAACATTATCTATAAATTTATTATCTATAATACCATTTTTTTGTTGATCATTTATTTTATTATTTATATAAGTCATCATCAAAAAATCATAAATTTGTTTATTGTCTATATATCCATCCATTGTCGTTTTTAAATTGTCATTACCCATTATCTTAGATATCAAATATTCTACATTCAATAAATCATTTAAATTATATCTTGAATTATATTTTTTATATTCTCGACGTACGAATTCAGCTAAAAATGCACATTTTAATGATCGAATATTATTATTATTATTATTATTATTATTATTATTATTATTATTATTATTATCATTAGTAAATGGATACATTAGCGTAAATCCTAATATTTTATATAAATTATCAAATGTACTTTCTGTTCGATTAATTGGTTTTTCAAATAATTTATTACATTGTTCAACAGTATTTTTATTTATTTTGCATCCATATTTTTCAATAAATATTTTTTGTGTAGTTATCATCAGTTGAATTAATATTATCACATTTTTATCACTTATTTTTGATGACATCAAATTATAAACATATTTTAATAATACCATCGGATATATTTCATAAAATTTACCATAATAATCAAATGGATTTTGATTAATTAGTAATCCTAATGAATAGTCTAATTGCAAATTAACCATCTTCCAATGTATATCATTAATATACAACGGTAATATCCCATTTCCATTTCCTAATGCATTTCCATATATTGCATTATGTATAGCTCGACCATTGTCATATTTATCATTATCCCTTTTATATATGTTTTGTGCCTCACATATATGTTCTAATGTTAACAAATTATCTGAGATGTCATTTATCATCAAATCTGACATACAATACCCGAGTTTTGCTAATTTTGGACTTGATACACATAATAATAATCCACCAATATTACAATCATTTAATTCATCATGCCATGATGATCTAGATAATAAATAATTATATAAATCACACGATTTTTTATAATGTAATCCATCATATTTTTTTATCATAATTTCTTTATGATATTTTTGTATTTCATTCTCATTCTCTTTACTAACATTCATAATGTTTTTTATGATATTTATTGAATTTTTTATTTTGTTTTTTAATTTAATATTATAATGATCATAATTTTCATCTGCAAATGTTTTTAACATTTCAATTATTGTATTGTCTATTTTTTCCAATAAACCTTGGTTATCAATATTTAATAGTTTATAATAAAATTCTGTCCGTAAACTTTTTTGTGTCTTGACTATTTTATTAATCTTATCAATATTTTTTATTAAATGATTTTCTGTGTTGATTATCATATTTTCTAATCCAAGTTCATTTATGTGTACTAACATTTTTTCCATATTTACTATACTGTATTTTGGTTTTTGTAATTTATTTGATTCTATATCATTCATATCAATTAATGGTATAAATGTTGATATACATATAAATTTATTTCCATATGTATCAGTTATTTTATATTTTTCATCATATACAATCATTTCATTATCTATCTTTTTGTGCCACAACAAATAATTGGATAAATAATATATATCTGTACCTCGATATAAAATATTTCCACAATTATAAATTATAAATCTATCGTACAAAAAATTATTAAAAACAATATAATAAAATAATTGATTTCCATTTTTTACATTTTTTATAGAATTATATATATTATCATGACAAAATATTAGTGTTATACCATTACATTTATTCATATATGTAATCAATTTATTGATATACATTTTTCTAACATCAATGAATCCAGTATTATATTTATCTTCTAAAATGTCCCATTCATCGAAATATTTATTATATATTCCTAGTATATTTTTTGTAATAATTGGATTATTTGCTTTACTATTGTAAATATTATATACAGTATAATTATTTGTTATAATATTATTAACAATTTGTTTTATTTTGTTGTAATTTATACGAATGTTTGATTCATTCATTAAAATAATATTAATATTATTTAATTTTTCACATGGAATTACATTCGTAAAATATGTATCATTATTAATAACATTTTTAATTTCAATATCTGACATTATTTATATAATATATATGATAACCTTTTATATGTTTAATTATTATAATTTTTTAAATGTAATTAACAAATTTATTATATCTATTTCTCCACTGATGCCATTTATTCATATTGTAGCCAGTATTCCTATAATAAGATGAAATATGTAATTGTTCAGAATTTACTAAATCTGCCAATTTATGACACTCGATTTCACCTTGATTATTACTGAAATAAACTTTATTCACCTTATATCCTTTGGTACTTGGGATATCTACTATATGTTTTAAACAATGTACACATGGCGACGAATTTGATAATTTTCCATCTCGTCTAACCTTAATTACCAAAATATCTACTGATATTAAATTACGACGCTTATTTGTTTGTAAATTGTTTATTGCATCTGCTTCTGCATGTATTGAACCACCTTTGAAATTAAATCTATTTTGTCCATAAGAAATAACATCAGAACTGGACAATTTACCTTTGAATATAACAGAACAATGAATACTTTGTTCATATAATTGTGGATAATGACATATGTGTTTAATTCCGTCTTCAGATACACTCAATGTATCGGATGATGAACAATCAAAACAGGTATTGGATATACCTAATCTATTTTGTGCCAACATCCTAATAAATTCGGACGACCTACTAATTTTAGACATATTACCGATTAATTTAAACATGAATAATATTATATATATTTAAAAATAAATAATAAAACAAATATTTCAATTTTTTCTCAATGCAATAATATTACTAAATAAATAAATATCTATTTTTAAATATTTATTAATCCATATAAAACATATTTAATATGTGGTTTTATTTTGATTAATTCGTCAAATCTCATTTTTTTTATATAATAACCAAAAGAATTAAGAAAATAGACTATAATATGATGAACATAAAAGTTAAAATAAATTAATCTAAAAAGGTAAAATACAAATTTTATGTTCATCATATTATAGTCTATTTTCTTAATTCTTTTGGTTAATTTATCTAATTTACAAAATACATTTTCAATTGATATTCTATTAAATTTATTGTATTTTCTCATGTATGCCTTTTCATTTTTAATTTTTTTATTATTTTTCTTTAATGGTGTATATAAATTAA